AACTAGTACCACGAAACACGACGGTTATACGCATACCCATATACGACGGGGGCGACTGACTAGCCAACGCGTCTAACTTGGCGTTGGCTTGACTTCCTTCCATAAGGCACGAAATAGACGCTATGCGAAACTGTGCCGTACCGTAAAGCCCTAGTAGATAGTTGCCGTAATCGGTGGCTTGGCCGCTACTACTGTTCAACGTGTTAATAGCGTAAGTACGAAATGGCGCGGTAGCGCCCGTTTGCGTAACGGTCACCGTAGACAAGCCTTCGGGCGTTAAAGCGATTTGGGTATAGAAGTTGTCGGCGTAACTTGTAAAGTCAATTTGGTCATACCGAAAGTCTGTACTAACTATGGGGGCGTCGTTGAATGTTTCGGCCGCCGCCGGGGTAATTGGGTTTTGATAGAACGGGCTTATTACGTCTATTTCGTCTATGTTGTTTGCGTCCCACATACGGCCGTTAAGCGTTGTTAGTAGATCGTTGTACCAGTCGCCCCAAGTACCCGTAAGCGTTGTAGCGGCCATAACGGGATCAGTTCCCGTTGGGCGATAATAGGAACTTGTAACGCCGTTTTGACCTTCGGCCGCCGTTAGTTGGGCTTGTGGTGCGCCCGACGCCATAGCGTAACCGTTGGCGTTCATACGGGCCACGGCCGCAAAAAAGCCCTCACAACTAATAGTAAGAATGTCGCCGTTACCTACGCCACCCGAATACGGAATACCGTAACTTACGTCTACGTCTCGAATACGGCCCAAAAATAATCCGCCGATAGTATCCACCCAATTAGGGCTTTCTATCTTTATGTACGTCCCCGTTTTAATTGCCGCAATAGGACTAGCGAAACCCGTTGGGTATCTTATTTCTACTTCGGCTGTACTGGCGTTGTATGCGGCTAACTGTTCACCACGGCCCAAACGAACGTTTATGTTTTGAACATCAGTTAAAGCGGTAAACGTTACGCCGTCCGTTGAATATTTAACCTTGTATAGAAACGGCATTATGGGGTACTTACTCGAATAGGTACCGATCCGTTTTGGCGCATATAGGTACGCAACGCCTGTACCACCGCGTTAGGGTCGCCACCGTTTACGTTTATGTTTACCGTTGTGCCGCCACCGTCAAGGCCGAAACGCCCCGCTTGGGATAAAGGTATAACCGCTTCGGGTCCGCCACCTTCGCCCACCATGGCAAGGGTTGGGCCTGTCACTATGCCACCGTCGGCAAGGGTAGCCAAGCCACCAACCGAAAAACCCGCCAAAATTTGGGATAGGTCAAAACCACCCAAGCCGCCTAAGTTTGGCGCGGGTGCGCCGCCACCGGCAAACACGGCCCCACTATCGGCACCAAACCCCGCCGTAAGGTTTTGTACTTGTTGAATGGTTGTGGCGGCATTAAGTCGAATGGTGTAACTATCTACGACGGCTTGAATACCACGAACAAGGTTAGTACCCGCGTCTACGCCTGCTTGGTAAAACTTGGCGGCACTATTAGCGCCTACCTGATCGGCAATACTTTTTACGTCATTAGTTAATGTGTTGGCTTCAAGAACCCCGCCCGCCGTGTTTAGTAGTTCCTCGGCTATTAGGGTCCCTGCTTCGGTGCCTGCCGCTAAAACCTGCGATAGTGCCGTTTCGTTTAACCCTGCCGCAATGAGACGGTTTAATAGAACCCCGAAGTTTTTAACCTTAGTGGCTTGTTCGCGTAGGCTTTCTAGGAACGTTTTACCGCTTTCCTCGGTTTCTTTTTGTGCGTTAGCAAAACTAAAATTACCCGTTACGGCGTCCGATATACCATTTTTGTAATCGTTAAATTTGCCTACGGCTTCGTCTAATACCCCGTTTGCTTTTGTAACGGCCGCTACAAATTGGTCCCCTAAAATATCTTTGGCGGCTTTTAGTTCGTCTTTAAGTTTTTTAGCGGCGGCGGCCGCTTTCTCTTGTTTTGTTTTTAACTTTTCGGAAGCGACGGCGGTGCGTTCGGTCGCTACGGCCGCTTCGGCTTGGGCAAGGGTCATACCTTGCGACATTTTTTTCATGACCTCGAAGTCCCTAGTCGCTACTGGCCCAATGTATTTATTTAGTTCTTGTTGGCTAGTAATCAGGTTGCCTATGGCCGAACCGTAACTATTAGCCGCGCCTCGCGCGTCGTTCATTTTGTTTTTAATGTAAACAAAAGCGGCCGCGCCCGCTATTGCGGTGGCAATGCCTACGCCAGTTGCCACCTGTACCGCCGTAAATGAAGTACTAAGCGCCCAGTTTACGCCCGTAGTAATTATTGACATGGCTTTCCATGCCGCCATAGCGATACGCGCCGCAACAATGGCGGTAGCAAACACGCCGACGGCGACGGCGACGCCAGTAATAATCGGGGCGTTGTTCTTAGCCCATAAACCCATAGCGACTAACAACGGCGTTAAGGCTTCAACGGCAGGTATTAGGGCTTTACCTATCCCCTCTTTTGTTTCGTTTAACGCGTTCTTTAATTTCTTTACGCCGCCTTCGGCCGTGTTAGCGGCCTCTTGGCTAGCGCCTTTAAAGTTACTTTTAAGTTGAACTAGCACGTCGTCGAAACTTGCGCCGTTCTTTATCATGGTTTTAAGTTCAGGCGAAAGAGACGCTAGGGCGCGGGTATTGCCGGCGAACCCCTTAGACATTGCGGCGCTTGTGGCTTCAAGACTTGCGCCAGTTTGGGCCGATATGTCAAGCGAAACGGCTAGTAACTCTTGGGCTTTTTGAAGGTTCTTGGTACCCGTCACAAGGGTGGTAAGTGCGGGCCGTAGTTCGTCGTCGGCTACGGCGCTTTGTTCGGACAGTTTGTCTATGTATTGCTCTGTCGCTTTTATGGTGGCGTTACTGGCCCCCGTGGTGCGGGCTAGTGCGCCCGCTAGTCGTGTCTGTGCGGCTTGGTCCTCTATGGCGGCTTTTGTAGCAGAAAAGGCGGCGGCACCAATACCCGCTAATGCGGCGGCGGCAGGTAGTGCCGCTTTCTTAATTAGGAAACCTGAACGTTCCGAATTGGTGGCAAGGCTTTTGAACTCGCGCGTTGCCTTGTCGAACCCTTTCGCGTCAAGCGATGAGATAATAGGTATGTTAATTGCCACTAGGTCGCCCGTTCAATGCGTAGGTTACGGTTCATTATCTCACTAACACGGTCCAAAATTAACGATACTTCGTGTTCTACTTCGGGAAGTACGGCCCCAACGCCGGGCGCTAAGGCGCGGGGGGCGTTTGCGTTTCGGCCTTTTCCACGGGCTATCAGGTTTTGTACGAATTGGGAACGGGTCGTAGCGCCCGCATGATCCCATATAGCCCCTGCGGCGTCTTTCTGTTGGGCTACCAATAGGGCAAACGGACGCGCCTTGTAGTCTACGGTTTGCGTATATGCCCCCGGTATGACCGCGCCGTCAAGGTACAACGATCGTGTAAACGTTACGGTTCGTTCTTTACTACCCCGTTTGGCTACAAGGGTTTTTATTCCACGGTCCACGTTGCCTAATTGAAACGTTGTTTCTGAACGGCCTTTAATCATGGAACCACGGGCCATACCTGTAAGCGGGTAATCCGTTGGCACCATGGAACGGGCGCTAGTAACAATTAGTTGGCCTGCGCCGCTTTGTATGTCTTTTGTGATTTGACGGCGGTATGTAGGGTCGAACTGGTTTAGTTCTTTTAGTGTTTCTTGAATACCAAAAACTTGGGCGTTAGCGCTTACGGGCATTTTTGGCCGCCTGCTTTGCCTGTTTGTCTAATACGTCTATAACGGTCGCTAGGTCCCGCGTATCGAACTCTATGTTTGGGGGCCAGTATCCGACAACTACCAAAACTTCGGCTAGTTGCCGTCGGTAGGTGCCGGTTCGGTAGGGTTTGCGGGTTCATTCTCAACTACTTCCAAACTAGAACACGAACGGATAAATTCGTCGAGAGACGCAGGCACAATTACGCCCGCAATTTTAGAAGCCTCATACGCCATGTATGAGAGATCTTCCATGGCTACGCCTGCGGCAAGATCGGACGCGCGCCGTTTGTATTTCCGTTCCCACAAAACAACAACCATAAGGTTCGTTTGTACGTCGTAGGTTTGGTCGTTGCGAGTTACTCGAATGGTTATGTTCATGTCGGGCCTTTGTGTTGTGGGTTTTTAACTTTCGTCTACTGTGTAGACGCCGCCAGTAAATTCAATGTCCATAGTCGTTAATTCATTAAGCGAAAAGTTCACCGGAAGCGCGGCTAAGAATGTGCCGGTTAGGGTCATACCGGGGTTTGTCGCGGAATAGGTACCGGGCGTTGTTGGTGCGGTTGGTGACACAATTACGGTAACGGCGGTTCCTACAAGGCTTTTTAATGTTGCCCATGTTTCAGACGCGGCGAACGATCCGTAAAGCGACAAGGTAAGCGAGTGGTCTCCCAAACCTTTGACATACTTCATATCTACATCGCCGAAACTAGATGCGTTTAATTGCGTATAGTTTATATTGAACAAGGCCGAAGTACATTGATCGCTAATATCGACGGCCCCGATAAGTACGTTTGGGTTGGATAGAAGGGTGCTAGTTGCCATGGCTTTTTAATCCTCGGTTGTTGCGGTTTCGGTATCGGGTACTTCTGTTTTATCAGATTTTTTGCCTTTTGTGGGTGATACTTCACCAATAAAGCCCCCCGCTATAAGCGCGTCAATGTTTGCGCCTGCGTAGCGTTTATCTGTCGGGTCAAACTTCGCGCCGGGTTCGCCTAGGCGTTCGGAAAGAATTACATACATGGGGGTTAGTCCTAACTTGTTTGGGCTTGGATAGAAAGCGAAAGATCGTACGCGGGTAATTCTACGCCACCGATTAGGGCCATGGTCGGACGGCCACTAGAAACCCCCACGTTGGCGTTTAGGACCTTGGCGGCAAGGTTCATTAGTGATCGTTGGGCGTCAAGGTTGCCGGGGCCTAGCGTGATACAACGAATGGGAAAAGTCATTTTGACTATGTTTCCGTTCCACGCTTCGAACGTGGGGGCGTCAATAAATACGCAAGGCGGTACAAGGTTGCGCGGGTCGGTTACTACTTGAAGGCCCGTAATGGTGCCAAGTTTGGCCGCTAGGTCGTCTAGGCACTCGTTAAACAAGTCTGTAAAGGCTTGTACGGGCATTAGGCAACCTGTGGGCGGTCAATACCCAATAGTTGTTTAATGACGCCGTTTAGGCCCGTTACGGGTCCGCCACCCATGCCGTCAAAACTTGCGAAACTGTCAATAGATCCGCGTTGGCGGTAAAGCATTCCGCCGTATTGGATAGTTCCTAGAGTGACGTCGCCCGACGGGGAAGTAGTCAAACTATCGACGTAACCCGCCTCTCGACGACGGCGATAACAGAAAGCGTTTGCCGCGGCCGCGCATTGGGTTAGGAAACTGAGGTCGGCGGCCGTTGCGGTTCCAATGCCTAACCAGTCCTCAATATTGGTAGCCGTAATCCAAGTACAAACGGGCGTAATAGTAAGCGTCCCATTAGGAATAGCCTCGGAACGTTCTAACGCGTCGCCAACGTCGTAAAAAAGTACTTGGTTCTCAATAGGAAATTGCGGGTCTAGTAATAGATCGCCTTGGTCGTCTACGCCAATAAACAAAAACAACGGACACGCGTAAACCGTATGGGTACCGTTTAAGCCGTGGCCTAAGCCCGCAACCGTAATCGTGTCGCCCGGTGTTATGTCGGCGTTAGTTAATAGTTGTACTACCGCGTAGTCGTCTAGCCGTTGGTGGTGGGTTATTGAATAAACCGCCATAGCGGATACCCGCCTTTCGGATTAAACGAACTTAACGAACTTGGTAGCGTCTGCCATGAAGCCCGCGGCGTAACCACGGAACGCAATAGTACGGCCCAATGTGGTAGGCACGTCGATTGAAATTGCGCCCTTCATTTGTTCGTAGAACTCGAAGCCTGCGGCGGGGCCTGCGGCGTGTCCCATGAATGAACCCGGCGCGTTTTTGTCTACTACAAGAACTAGGCCCAATGGGTTTCCGTTCCAAGTATTAGCGGCGGCGTTTCCTGCGGCGTTTTGACCCATGAGGTTAGGCGCGCCCGTGTATGGGAATACCGGACGGTTCTGATCGTCTACGGACGACGAAAGCGCCGCCCACGTTGCGGGTGTAACAACCATATGGGTAGGTAGATAGTTAGACGAAGCCGAAATTTGGCGAGCGCCTTCGTAAATTGCGCTTACCCAGTCGGCACCTACGGCGGTGTCGGCCACGCTTGAAGTTTGTGTAATTGCGGCGTGGCAAGTGTCTACGGCGTAGTTGTCGGTTGCTTGTCCGTAGGCAATAGCCAACTGGTCAAGGATAATTGAGATAGACGCCGGATCCGAAAAATCAAGATCTTGTTCGGAGACGGTGACATATGTACCAAACGTAAGTTTAGAAATATCCGTGTTCGACACCGTAACGGTTGAAGGGTCGAGCGTGTTTAACTCGCCTGTTGGCTGTTGCGTTACGACGGGGCGTACCGTAATTTTTGGGCGTCGGAATGTGGCACCCTGTAACGGCATGGCCTTAGTTCCGATAGCGGTGACGAATGGCCGGATCGGATTAAGTCCGTCGTAGACGCTGCCGGTAATAATTTCTGGCAAAATGCCGGGGGTGTCGGTTGTTGTGATATTTGGTGCGGCGGCGCTAATACGTGCGTTCATTTCGGCAAACGCGGTAGGACCTGCGGAAAATGCGGCCATGTATTCAGACGGGCTAGGCAATTTAATACCTGTTGAAACTTTCGCCCATAGTGGGGTTACTGGTGTGCTTGCCTCAATGTTTACGGCGTTTTCGGTGACTTCTGACATGGTTTCGGTTTCCTCTACTTCGGATACTTCTTGGGTTTCGTCGGCGTCGGGTTCCGTCTGATTACTATTATTACCACTTTGCGCGGCTATTTGGTGGATACGGCTATCGGAAAATGCCGGCATGGGGACAACCGAGAGTTCGGCCCATGTAGCGGCGGTAACTTCCATTACGCCGTTTTCGTCGTAGGACCACGCGGTAGGGGTTGCGCCCACGCTTACGCCAGTTAGTACGCCGTCCATGGCTAACGTTAAGGCTTCACGGCCGTTAGCGGTGTCACTTATGCGGGCCTCGAAATACATACCGTCGGCCATTTCAACGCGGGCGGTTACAACGCCAATAGGGCGCGTGTTGTCGTGGTATTGAAGCAATACAGGCGCTTGGCCTTCGGTTGGCATTGAACCCGGCATAAAGCGAACGGTAGTCCCGTCCGAAGTTGTCGCGTCTACGCCATATGGAACCGCAAGGCCCATAATCGTACGCTTAGGGGTGCCGTCAGGAGCGGCGGCGTCAATTGTGATCGGTGAAGGTTGAAACTTAATCATTGTGTTTAGTCCTCGGTTGTTGGGTTTGTTTGGTTTGGTGTCGGGCTAACTGTTTCCTCGACGTATACGCCGTCTGCGATCATTTCCTCTAAGTAACTTTCGATATCTAGGCATACATAGGTACCGTTTGGTAAAACGTTGTTGGCGCTTAATGTCTGATTAAAAACCTCTATGTAATTTTTGGCCGCAAACAAATATAGATCTTGCTTGGCTTGTGAAGCGTTTTGGTAGGTGTATCCGCCGACGTCAATTCCGAGTAAGTAAGCGGGCACGTTTGCGTACCGGCTTAGTTCTTTTGCTTGGAACTCGCGACTTTCAACTAGAAGCATTTTATCCGGGGTTGCCGTTGTCGCTTCGTAATCGAGTTCTTGTGAGATAAAAGCGGTTTGGTTTGTAGCGCGGGCTTCGTTGAACGCTTGGGCCATGTCGCGCATTTCTTGTGCGGTCAATGGTTCCCCTGACTTTTGTTTCAAGACGCCGGCAGGAATAGCCGAAGCCGCGTTACGCCATGCGGCGTCCTCTAAACGGATAGCGGTAGTAATCGGGCCTTGTGCCATGTAAAGCAAACCCTGTATAG